TGTTGACGTACGTCACCGCGTTGATGTCCTCACGATAGCTGTCGAACAGATCGGCGATAATCGCCTTATCGGTCTGTGCGCTGTAAGCCTCCTCGCCATCGATGACCGCCTCCTCGACCAGGATGTTGTAATCCTGGCAGCGGACGCTTATCCGGCGTCCAGCCAACGCCAGCGACAGGAGATCGTCGTCTGTGTCCACGACCTCGCCGGCGAACAACGTGGTGCCGTTATCGGTCACGGTCACCGCGTCGCGCGACTGGATATTGAGCGTGGAATCGAGGTCGTCGAGCTTGAATGAAAGGACAGCGGTAAACTCGCCCGCCGCCTGCTCGATCCTCAGCGAATCGCGATGGAGATTTGCAGTCCGGTCCACGCCTGCGATCGTCAGTGTTTCAGCCATTGCTACGCCACCACCTTCTGCAAGCCGCGCAGGCTCAGCGAGCGGTCGATCTCCTCCGTGAGCCGGTAGATGTCCTCCTCGCTGCGCACGCTGTCCGCGCCGAAATAGTTATTGATCTGGTAGCCGGCCCCGCCTCCTGCCGCGCCGGGGTTCACCGCCTCCGTCGAGGTGGCCGCCAGCATCTGGCCGCTCGTGTTCTCGGCGGTGGCCATCAGTGCCGGGAGGGCGTATTCCATCCCCGCCCCGATGCCCTGGATGAAGGGCATACCAATCCGTTCCATCGCTTCCCGCGATGGGGAACCGATGCCCAGGAAGCCCATCGCGGCGTCGAGTGCGGCCTGCGCCGCGTTACGCGCCGCGTCCGTGATCAGGTCCATTCCTGCGGTGATGCCACGCGCCATACCCTCCAGGATGCCCCTGCCGACGGCTCCCCAGTCGGTGTTGTTGAAAAAGTTCCTGATTGCCTCCCAGACCCGCTCGCCAGTCTCCCGGATCACGCGCCAGGTTTCATCCCAGACCTGGCGCAGTTTTTCTCCGAAGCCGCGCCAGTCGCCCTCGAAGGCGAGCTTGAACGCCTGGAAAATCCCGGCGAACTGCGCGCCGAACCAAGTGAACACCGCGACCGCCGTCTCCCAGATCTCGCGCGCCTTGGCCATGATCGCGTCGCCGTGTTCGGCCCACCAGGTACGAATTTTCTCCAGCGTGTCCAGCACGAACGTGCGCAGGCCGAGGAAGTCCGACTCCCACGCCTTGCGCAGCAGTGCCACGATGGCCACCGCCGCCACGAACACGGCGATGACGGGAGCCGCTGCCGTGATGATGCTCCACAGCGCCGGCAGCACCACGGCTGCGATCGCCGCCCCCAGGGCGATCAGCACGTCCTGGAGCTCCACGTTTTGCCCGATCCACTCTATTATCGGTGCCAGAAATTCAGAGAGCCGCTCGCCGAATTCAACGAGCGTATTCACCACGCCGAGGATCTGGCCCGTAACCTCATTGCCAAAGGCCATCTCCAGAGCGCCGCGCAATGCCTCCAGCGGAGTATCACCTGTCCCCAATAGCCAAAAGAAATCGTTGATCACTCCCGATACAGTCTGCACAGCAGGAGCAAGGCTGTTTTCGAGGAAATCAGTGAGGGGAGGTAACACAACTTCCGCCAGTTTGGAGACCGTTCCCATCACATTATTCATCGCCGGTAGAAACGCCACGCCAATCTGATCCTTCGCGTCCTGCATACTGGCCTTGAACCGTGCCATCTTCGCCGCTGCCGTCTGCGTGACATCCGGCATGCTGGCCGTGTTCGCAGCCAGCTTTTCCAGCACCACGTTCATCATGCCGGCCTGGACCTGTCCCTTGTCCAGCGCGTCGGCCTCCACGCCGAACATCGCCGCCGCCCGGTCCGTCGCCTCCGACACCGCCACCTGGATACCCAGGTTGTCCAGGATCGCCGGGCTCACCCGCCCGACGCCCTTGACCAGGCTGTCGAGCATGAACCCCATATCCTGGCCGGTCGACGCCGCGACTTTGCCCAAATACTGCATCGCGTCCGGGAGTTGGACGGCAAAATCCGTGGACACCAACCCTGCCGCCTGGTTGAACGACATCATCAGGTCGCGGTTGGAGACCATCCCGGCGCTGCCCTTCTTCAGCGCCGCCAGCATCTCGTCCGCCCCGCGCCCCGAACTTTCGGCCAGCCCGTCGAACGCCTGACTCAGTCCCTCGACCGGCGCGGCGTCCACCGTGATCTTGGCGAGCGCCGCACCCAGGCCGGTGACCGCGCCCGTGGCCACGCCGAGGCCACCCAGCGCGGCAGTGCCCAGCGCCTGAAAGCTCTTTCCTGCGCCGGCCGTAATTCGGCTGATCGCGCTATCGACCTTGCCCCGCGCCCCCGCGAGGTCTCCATCCAACTGGTCCAGCGTCGCGCGTATCGCTACGTTCGCGCGGCCCAGGCTGGCATCAACTCCCACGCTTCGCCTCGTTTATCTTCCCCACGTCGATCTTTTGCATGATCTCCCGGTGCTCGGACCGCCTGCGCTCCAGTTCCTCGCCCTGCAATGCTCGCGCTTTGCCTGGAGCGATCAAGCGTTGTAACGGCGGCAACCGCTTGGCGCGCGATAGCGCCGCGATGTGCCAGGCCAGCCAGGCATCCCGCCGGTGCTCGCGCTCCAGCCGCCAGTTCGCCGCCTCGATCGCCATATACGTTTCGCGCGGCGTCAGCGACCAGAACTCGGCCACGCCGACGCTGCACTTGAGCGCCGACTCCAGGAGCGACTGCCAATCCAGCCGCCCCCTCACGCGTTTGGGGCCTGGTCCCCCGTGCCGAAGCTCAGCACGGCGCTCACGGCCTCCATCACCGCCACGGTGACCGCCGTAAAGCCGGCCTCGTCGAGCACCTGGAACGCCTCGTCGAGCGATACCATGCCGCTCTCCCGCGCCTCGCGACGCGCGGCCTGCATCCCGGCGCGCAGTAGGTGGACGAGCTCTGTGACCCCGGCTGTGCCATCGGCGAACCCCTGCGCCACGGCGATGATCGACTGTTTGAGCCGCGTTTCGACCTCCGCCAGCGCGCGGTTCGTGAAGAGGATCTGCACCTCGCGCTCGCCGGCCTGGATTATCGCTTCCCCGCGCGCGCCGCTCACGAGCTGACCTCGTTCCAGAAGCCGTCGATGGTCATGCTGATCGAGATCGCGCCCTCGCCCTGGTCGGGGAAGGACTCGCTCAGGCTGGTGATCAACGCGTCCGCCGTCTCGATGGTCGTGCTGTCGTCCTCACGCGCTACGAGGATCAGCTCTCCATCCCGCATCGCATCACGCAATGCACGATAGCCGTCGTCTGTCCACACGTACAGCGCATCGAGGGAGAGCGTCGATGAGTATCGCCCCGGCAAGACCCGCTTCGCCCGCGAGTCCTTCGATGAGACGTCGATCTCCTCCGTCGCCTCGTCGAACGTCACGTCGCGCTGGGACCCGACCGCCTCGTACACTGGCACAGCCGCCGTACCGGTATTCACTAACACTAGCACGTCAGTTCCGTTCATAGCCATAGTTACATTTCCTCCATCGTGAGTCGGACCGATACGATCCGCCCGTACGCGTCCTGCCCGTCAGCCGCCACCGGCCCCGAGCAATCCGCTACAACACACACAAAGTCCGAAATCGCCAGCGTCTGCCGGTGCAACAGCGCCCGCACCCGCTCGGCAATCGCCTCCACCACCACCGCGCTGCCCGTGGCGTCCGTGTAGCAGCGCACGTCCCGGATCGCCACCCGCCCCCGTGTCGTCTTCGTATCCCATGGGACTTGAGATACATCGCCCGCGCTCACGATGTACGGCAGCTCCGCATCCCCCGGTGCCGGGTCGGTCGTAAAGATCGCCGGTTCCCCGCCATACGTCGCCAGCAGCGCCGTCAGCGTCGCGTCCCCCGCCAGCGTGTCGTAGATCGCCTCCGTGACGCTCAAACGCTCTCCCTGCCGCGCTTGAGCCCCAGCGCGTAGGCATACGTGACTTTGGTCTCCCTCATCCCGTTGCTCCTGGCCAGCATCCACAGCATCGTGTACGCTACGCGGGTGCCGCGAATCAACGTGCCGTATTCATCCGGCTGCGGCGACCCGATGAGCACATCCGCCGTCTCTGAATCGCACAGTTTCAGCGTCCGTTCGACCTGAGCGCGCGCCTGATTCAACTCTGTTGCCATAATCTTACCTCCCTGCCAGCAGTCTGAGGATGTCCTTCAAGTTATTCATCAGCGCTGGCCTCAACCACGGCTGCGCCGCATACGTGTGGCTCCCCACCTCGATCCAAAAGCCATAGTCGCCGCCTTCCTTCCCCGGCGGTATCCCGATCTGGCCCTCGATCGCGTTTTCTCCAACCACCACCCGGCTGATCAGCCGGTACAGAGCCAGCACGCGCCGGTAGGCCCGGCCAAACTCCGGTTCTACTATGGCCAGCAACCGCCGCCGCGCATCCACCTCCACCACCGTCGCCGCGATCTCCATGTTGGCCGCCACCTCCGTTTTGACCGCCGTGACGATTTTACGCTGGTTCCATTCTACGATAGACGTTGACATAATACGCGATTTCCGCTATAATCTCATTGGTGCCGGCGACGGGACCTGTGCGAGAGAAGGATAGTCCGGGCATTGGCATCCTACCCGCTGAAGGATGGTGGCCGTGGGTCCGGCCTCCCGTGTGAATCCTCCAGATCACGTCGCGCTCTCTTTCTGGCGCTCCAGGCAATCGACCTCGTAATGATGCCCCGCCTCCGATGGCTCCCGCACGCCAAGGACCTCGACCACCAGATCCCCGCACGTCACCCGGTCCCCGCGGGCGATGTCCTCTCCGGCCAGCACATACAGCACATGCGTGATCTGCTCCTGCTCCGCATCCGCCACGACCCGCTCGTTCGCCGTCGCCGGCCGGATGCGCCCATACATCGTGCCGGCGGCGATATAGGTGATCGTCCATCCCCCCTGCCCATCGCCCACCCTGGCCCGCCTCTCCACGGTGAACGTGTTATTCAGCAACGACTGAAAGACGGTCATTGACTCTCCAATATCGGCATTACGATTTCTTTCAACCGCCTGTAGAGCCCAGGTCCAGGTTCTGGCATCTGTATCCCCAATTCAGCGGCTGCATTTTGAATCTGTCCCTGGTTGTCGACCATCCACTGTGCAAAACGTATCTCCGAGTGATCTGGCGGATAAACCGCTCGTGCCAAAGCTAACATGGCCTCGCATTGCGTAATGCCCCTCCTTAATTTGCTCACCGGCTCGCTCCGCACCTTCTGCAGCAGAAGGCATCATCACTGTTGAACTCGTCACAACGCCAGCAGCGCCAGCCACCGGCCAATATCAGGCACAACCGTCTCATGCAGCCCCCCTACTCCCTACTCCCTACCTCTGTATCACGTACCTGTACCGGTCCAGGATGTCCTTCTCACTCAGAAGCAGCATCCTGGCCCCCGACACGCCCATCAGTCCCTCGCCCACGCCTCCGCCCGCCGCGCTGGCGTACGACACCGAGAAATCCCCCAGGCTCTTGGCCGAAATCCCCGGCACCCCCTCCGTCCCCGACGCCTTCAGCCCGGCCTGGAATGCCCGCGCCGCCGCACGGGTGGCCACCGCCACAATGTCGTCCGGCAGCGAATCGTAAGCGTCATACCCGTGCGTGTAGGTGACCGTGATGATCTGTATCCCCGTCGTCCAGTCGCAACTCACCCGGTGGAGGATGCCATATTGGCCAAGTTTGTAATCGTCGTCGACGGTCAGCGCCTCCTCGTCCTCGACGACCGCGGCGACGCTGACCACCGGCAGCTCCGGCAGAAACAGCCGCGTCCCGCCCGCGCAGTCCAGCGTGATCGCGTCGTCGGTCACCAGCTCGATGTACTGGTGGCAATAGTTGCGGATCGCCTCCGTCGCCTCGGAGATCGCCCGCGCGCACGACGCGACGTGCACATCGCTCGTGATCTCGATCTGCAGCAGATTCTCCACGTCCTGCTTCGTGCAAAAATCAGCCACCCGCTTTCTCCTTCTCTTTCTTCTTCGCCTTGTCCTCCACCGGTCCCCGCTTCATCTTGTCTTTGG